CCTTCCATTTTTCTCCCCAACGCTGCGACGAGGGGGGATCCCCGGGGGGGGACCCCCCCTACGACGAAAGGCCCCGGAAATGGATCCGATCACTACCGATGATGTCGGCGAGCTCCTCGAGGAGATGCGCGCAGGCCGCCGCGTCATCCTCGTTGCACCGACCCGACACGCCGCCCGATGGTGGCTCGACCTCATGACCGAACGCGGCGCTGGCCGCGATGCCGTGGTGCGCCGCACGCACGGTAGCGAGAGCATTCGGCGCCACGCCGGCGGCTCAATCCTGTTCGGCTCGGTTGGTAGCGACTGGCGAGGTCGCTCCGCCGACACGCTGTTCCTTGACGGCGAGCCAACCGACGTACAGCTTTCTGCGCTCATGCCGTGCCTGATGTCCGCCGCTGAGCCGCGAGTGATCCGGCGATGACCGGCCTGACCTCGACCCGCACCCCGGAGTTGAGCCGGCTCGCCCGGTGGCGACTGCGTGAGCCGGCGCGCCTCTACGGTTGGCCGGCGGTCGCCTGGTTGCTGCTCATCGTCCTCGTCGTCGTCGACGGCTGGTGGGATCGGGCGGCGGTCGCGTCCTGCGCGGTCGTCGTCCTGGTCGCGCTCGAGGTGATCCGTAACAGCGTGTTCAGCACCGCCGGCTACGTCGCCGGTGTGTTCACCGCGTTGCGGCAGGCGAGTCAGGAATCATGACCGGCGTGACCTCTCACCCGCGCGACCCGCGTCATCGGCGCCGCGATCTGCACCCCGTCGACCCGCTCGCCGCCGCCGTCCGCCTCGAGGTCGGCATGGATGCGATGCGCTCGCAGGCGTTGCAGCGGGGGAGTGACGAACCGTCCCCCGAGGAGTGGTCGGCGACGTCTCGCACCCTCGCCGAGGTCGCGCCCGCTCTGGTGCCGACGTTCGACGCGATCGCCGCCGCCGCGCAGGGCGCCACGCATGAGCCCCGGATCACCGCGCAGGAGTTCGCCGACGCGCTGCGCGACGACGTCCCCGACGGCTTCTATCTCGACGTCGCCGCGTCGGACCCGTTGACCCCGTTTCGGTCGCCTTTCCTCCCTCCGGTGGAAGAGTCGACGGCGCCGGCGCCGGTCGGCCCGTCTCTGTCCCCGACGCCGCCGGCGCCGGCCCCGGTAGCGTTCGATTCTGAACGGTCGACGCCGCCGGCGGCGTGGCGGTCGCGGCATGACCCCCGTTCCCTGGCCTACGGCATCCGGTCGCGGCTGGTCGGGTCGGCGCCGCTGCAGGATGTGCTGCTCACCCCGGGCCCGGTGCTCGACCAGGTGCTCGCCGGCGCCTCGCTGCGTGAACAGTCCTGTTGCACCGGCTGCGGCACCGTCGCCGCCGTCAACGCGCTGCGGCTGGTGACCTACCCGTCGCACGGGGCGCCGATGCTCACCCTCGACGACGCGGAGTCGGTGTACGCGCGGGCGCAGCAGATCGACGAACTACCGGGGGAGTCCTACGCCGGCACCTCGGTGCTCGCCGCGATGCAGGCCGGCGTCGAGGCCGGCCTGTTCGCCGGCTACCTCTGGGCGTTCGGCACGAAGGATGTCGCGCAGACCTTGCTCGCCCGCCGGTCGCCGCTGGTGATCGGGGTGCCGTGGTTGTCGGGGATGTGGGAGACCGGCCCCGGCGGTCTGGTGCGCCTCGACGGCGACGACGAGGGCCTGGGGCATTGCCTGGCCGTGGTCGGCATCAAGTTGCGCGGGCCGCAGGGTCAGGCCGGCCCGTTTTTCGTGTGGCAGAACTCCGCCGGCGTCGACTACGGAGACCAGGGGTTCGGCTACATCCATCATCGCGACCTTGCCGGTCTGCTGCACGGCATCGGTGAGGCGGCGATCCCGGTCGACGCGCCCCGGGGCGCGGCGTGAGCGTCGACCAGGGTGACGCGCTGTTCGGCCTGACCGAACTGTCCCCGTCGCCGGCCGCGCGGCCGGGCGGCTGCGAGGTCGCGCTGCATCGCGCGCTCGCCGCCGGCGTCGCCGACGGCACCGTGCTCGAGGTCGACGCCGGCCTGGCCGCCGCCGCCCTGGTCGCCGCCCGCGCCCTGGACCAGGCGGACCGGATGAGTAAGCCCGCCTATGCCGTCGCCGCCCTGCTCACCCCGTACCGGGAGACGCTGCACGCGCTGCGGCTGCCGGCGGCGATCGTGCCGGGCGGCCCCGCGTTGCCGCAGCCGGGCCCCGCCGAGACTCCAGAATGGTTGCGTGACGCTTTCGGTCGAGCGGAGTAGCACCGGGCTGCTCGTCCCGCCCCGGTTCGCTACCCCGCGCGACCCGACTCGACGCACGATGGGTGCCGCCGTCGCGCGCACCGCGCAGGCGATGACGATGCCGCTGATGCCCTGGCAACGGCTGGTCGCCGATGTCGGGGGAGAGGTCGACGACGCCGGCCGGTTCGTCTACCCGGTGTGTGTGGTGACGGTGCAGCGGCAGGCCGGGAAGACGTCGCTCAAGCAGGCGCAGCAGGTGCAGCGCGCGTTGCAGGGCCCGCGCCGCCGGGTCTGGGACACCGCGCAGACCGGGCAGGACGCCCGGGACAAGCACCGCGAGTTGGCCGATGTGTTGATGGGGTCACCGCTGCGTGACCTGATCGCCGAGCGCCGCAAGGCGGCCGGCTCCGAGTGGCTGATCTTCGCGAACGGGTCCGAGCTCCGCCCGCATCCGCCGACCCGCGACGCGCTGCACGGCCGGCAGTCCGATCACAACGACATCGACGAGGGCTGGTCGTTCGATGACCTGCGCGGCGCCGAGCTCATGCAGGCGATCACCCCGACCCAACTGACCCGGCCGGGCGCGCAGACGTGGGTGTGGTCGACGCGCGGTGACCGCTCCTCGACCTGGTTTCACGGGCTGATCGAACGGGCCTACGCCGGCGAGCCGGGCATCGCCCTGTTCGACTGGTCGATCCCCGACGACGTCGACCCCGAGGACCTCGCCGCGATCGCCGCGCACCATCCGGCGATCGGCTACACGGTCGACCTCGAGGCGTTGCGCCGCGCCCGGGTCACCTTCGGGGATCGGGTCGGCGATTGGGCGCGGGCCTACGGCAACCGGGCGACCGGGGCGGGGGAGCGGGTCATTCCGCTCGAGGCGTGGTCGGCCGCGCGCACCCCGGCGACCCTGCCGGCCGGCCGCGCGGCCTACGGCATCGCGACCGCCGGCGACGGCTCCGCGTCGGCGATCGCCGCCGCCGTCCTCGACGGCAACGGGGTGCCGCACGTGGAAATCCTCGAGCACCGCCCCGGCCGGTCGTGGACCGTCGAGCGGGGCCTGCAACTGCGCGACGCCGGGCAGGGCATCGCGATCGACCGGCGGGGCCCGGCCGGCCCGGTCGCCGACCAGCTCGAGGTCGCCGGCGTCGAGTTGCTGCATCTGGCCGGCGGCGACTACGCCGCCGCCTGCCAGGACGCGTTCGACCGGATCACCGACCCGGCCGGGCCCCGGCTGCGGCTGCGTGAACATGAGGCCCTGGACCTCGCCGCCGACATCGCCGAGCGGCGCACCGTCGGCGACGGCGCCTGGGTGTGGTCGCGGGCCCGCTCCGCCGGCGACGTGTCCACCCTCGAGGCGGCGACCCTGGCCGCCTGGGGTGTGCTGCGCAACCCGCCGGCCCCGGTCGCCCCCTTCGTCGTATTCTCGTAACTGTGCGTGTTTCACGTGCAACAGAGAGTCGCAAGCGTTCAGATATGAACGCTTTGTTCACCCGATAGGGGGGCGTGTCGGGTCAAGGTGCTGAACGTTTTGGTCGATACTGAACGCATGAAGAGGAACCGGCCCCGATACACCGTCGTCGCGGTGTCGCAGCACTGGCGCGTCATCGACGGCGACTTCTACCGTGACTGCACCGTGCGCGACCTGCGCACCGGCACCGTCCGCTCGATGGGCGTGCGCGATGAGCTCCTGCGGGGTGTGGCGTGAGCAAGCGAGGCGTGACGCGCCCGTGGAAGGTCATCGGGCAGTGGCCCGGCGGTAGGCCCTTCGTGACGCCGTACATCACCGAGGCGCAGGCCCGCGACGCCGCCCGCCGGCAGGCCGCGCGCATCAATCCCAACACCGGCGACACCGACTGTGTCGTCACCGTCGAGTATCGGGCCGCCCGATGACCGCCCCGGTGCTCGTCGCCCTGGACGTCGCGCAGGCCCGCGCGGCGACCGACCGGCTGCGCCTGACCCTGACCGACGCGCATGAGCAACTGATCGAGTTGTGGCGCGGCCGGGCGCATGAGGCCCTCGGCTACGGGCGGCGCCTGGCCGGCTGGACCGCCTATCTGGCGGCGGAGTTCGGTGACCTGCTGCACGTGGTGCCCTCCCCCGACCAGTTGGCCGCGATGGTTGAGGCGGGGATGTCGCAGCGCGAGGCGGCGGCCCCGTTCCGGGTGTCCCTGGGCACCGTCAACGCCGCACTACAATCGCGACGCGCGGCGGCGGCTGACACCGGAGAGGCTGCGACCGAAATCCCGTCGCAGACGGTGGCCGACCACGGCTCAGCGCCGCCGCGCACCCGGGTCGCGCGGGTGCTCGAGATGCTCGCCGCCGCCGGCCCGGCCGGCCTGACCGTCGAGCAGGTGCGCCGCAAGACCCGGTGGCACCACGGCATCGCGTCGGCGACGCTGTGCCGCCTGGCCGGCGCCGGCCGGATCACCTACCGGCCGGCGGCCCGCCGGGGCCTGATGGGCACCTACTCCCTCGACGCTGGGTGACCGCCCCACTACTCCCCACTACGCCCCACCACATCAACAGGGCCCGCACACCACCGACGGTGTGCGGGCCCTGTCGCGTCCCCGAGGGGGAGGTTAGCCGGCGAGCATCGCGGCGATGCCGCCGAGTAGGACGGCGAAGGTGAGGAGCTCCGCCCGCCATCCGGCGAGGCCGGGCGGGGGAGTGGTGGCGAGGCGGCGAAGGGTGCGCATGGTCGTGCCTTTCGTTGTGGCCGGTCGATGTGGGCACAGTGTCGCCTAGATCGTTCAGAACGTGCAGAGTTTGCGCGGCGTGCGCGTGTCGTCGCGGTCCGTCGTGGCAGGGTTCCGACCCGTGGGAGCTCTCGCGCGGCTGCGGCCCGGCATCGCACCGGCCGATCTAGCGGCGGCGGCGACCCTGCTGCCGGGCGCGACCTCGACCGGCATCGCATCGCCCTGGGCGCCGCCGGCGAATCTGGCGAAGGTGGTCTGGTCAGACATCTTCGGTGCGCAGGTGCCGGCGACCCTGACCCGCGCGGAGGCGATGCGGGTGCCGGCGGTCGCCCGTGGCCGGCACATCATCTGCGGCACCGTCGCCCGGATTCCGCTGGGTGACTACCGGGGCGAGTACCGGCTGCCGGCGGGGGAGGAGGCCGGCTGGATCGCCTCGAACGCCGCCGCGATGTCCCCGTTCCACCGCATGTTGTGGACCCTCGATGACCTGGTGTTTTACGGCTGGTCGTGTTGGCGGCGCACCGCCAACTCCGCCGCCGACGGCTTTCCGCTGCAACTGGACCGCATCCCGATCGGGCAGTGGGACCTCGAGCAGGACACCAACCGGGTCCTGATCTACAAGCCCGATGGGTCCGGCGGGGTGTCGTTGCAGCCGGCCCGGATCGACGAAGTCGTGCTGATCGCCGGCCCGCATGAGGGGCTGCTGGTCGACGGCATCGAGTCCGTCCGGCATGCCGCCGATCTGCACCGGGCCGCCAACCGGGCCGCGAAACACCCGTCGGCCTATCTGGCGTTGCAGTCTGAGGCCGGGTCGGTGCCGCTAAAGAAGTTCAGCGACGACCCCGCCGAGGTGACCGTTACGTCCCTGATCGACGGTTGGGTCGCCGCCCGTGAGGGTGAGAACGGCGGGGTCGCCTACCTCTCCCCGGGCATCAAGGCCGTCGAGCTCGGCACGTTCGATCAACACCTGGTCGTCGAGGGGCGCAACGCCGCCGCCGTCGACGTCGCCCGGCATCTGTCGATCCCCGCCGAGACGATCGACGCGACCCTGTCGCAGTCCTCGTTGCAGTACACGACCAGCCGGGACAACGACCGCCGGCTGATCGACTACGGGCTGGGCACCTACATGTCGGCGGTGTCTGCGTGCCTGTCGATGGACCCCGTACACCCGCGCGGCCGGCGGGTCGCGTTCGACCTCGAGGAGTGGCTGCGCGGTGACGCCGCCGTGCCGGGGCAACCGTCCGCGTCGCCGGCCCCGGGCCTGACCACGCCGCCGCCGGCGGCCGACCCGACAGGGGAGACCCCACAGTGACGACGTCCCTGATCCTCGAGGCGCCCGGCGCCGTCATCCAGGCCGCCGACACCGCCCGGCGCACCATCACCGGCACCGTCGTCACCTACGGCGAGTACGGCAACACCTCCGCCGGCCGCAAGCGGTTCGCGCCCGGCTCGATCCGGTTGCCGGCCGACACCCCGGCGCGGGTGCTGCTGCTGCGCGGGCACACCCCGGCCGACGGCAGTCCGGCGGTCGCCGGCGGCGAGGGCGAGCAGGCCGGCGCCGCCGTCCGCCTGGACAACAACCCCGAGCGGCTGCACGCCGAGTTCCGGGTGACCGCCCTGCCGGTCGGCGACGTGCTGCTCGCCGAGGCCGACCCCACGTGCCCAATCCGGGGCGGTCTGTCCCTCGAGGTCATCGAGGTGACCTACGCCGCCGATGACTCGACCACGGTCGTCGACTCGCTGCTCAAGGCGGTCGCCGCCGTGCCGTTTCAGGCTTATCCATCGTCGCGGATGACATCCGTCGCCGCGTCCGCTCACGATCAGGGAGACCCGCACGTGACTGCACCGCCCATCACCCCGCCCGCCGCCGAGCCGGCGGCGACGCCGGCGCTGGACTACACGCAGCTCGCTGCGGCGCTCGCCCCGCACCTCGCCGGCCTGCAGGCCGCCGTCGCGCCGGCCGGCCTGCCCTCGGGTGCCCTGCCGGCCCCGGCGTCGCCCGGGGTGCCGCCGTCGGCCGCCCCGGCACCGGACGCCGACGATGTGGTGATGCAGGCCGCCCGGTTGCAGGCGGGGCTCGCCCGCAACCCCGGCTCGCAGGAGCTCCGGGCCGCCCTGGTCGACATCACCAATACCGGCATGGAGCTCTTTCAGAACCGGTCGGCGCTGGGCGAAAAGCTGTGGGAGGGCGCGTCCTACTCCCGGCAGTTCACGTCCCTGATGCGGCAGAAGTCGCTCACCGATTGGGCGTTCACCGGCTGGCAGTGGGTCAACCGCCCCAAGGTCGCCGACTACGCCGGCGACAAGACCGCCGTGCCGAGCAACGCGGTGTCGGTGGTCGCGGTCAAGGGCAAGGCGACCCGGCTGGCCGGGGCGTGGGACATCGACCGCAAGTTCGTCGACTTCAGTGACCCGGAGTTCTGGGCGGAGTTCTGGGCCGCCGGGGTGGAGTCCTATCTCGAGGAGTCCGACAACCGGGCGGCGACCGCCCTGGTCGACTACGCCGTCGACCTCACCACGCCCGGTGACTACCCGGTGCTCAAGGACGACGACGACAACACGGTCTGGACCTACTCGCTGCCGGCCGGCTACACGACCGGCGTCGGGAACCTGATCGTCGCGCAGGCCGATGTGCTGCGCGCGGCCGCCCTGGCGACCGCCGTCCTCGAGGACACCCCGCGCGTCCGCAAGGGCCCGGACTACATCGTCATGAACACCGCCGACTGGTTGAGCCTGTCCGAGCTCACCAACCTCGACCTGCCGGCGTTCCTCAGCTTGCTCAAGGTCAAGCCCGAGGGGTTCATGCGCTCGAGCAAGGTGGCGAAGGGCACCATCGTCGCCGGTGTCCGCAACGCCGCCACCTTCCGCGAGTTGGGGTCGACCCCGGTGCGGGTCGAGGCGCAGGACATCGCCCGGGGCGGCGTCGACCGGGGCCTGTTCGGCTACACCGGCATCTCACTCGACCGCCCCGGCGGCATCATCTCCCTGCCGCTCACGTGACGACCCCGCCGCCGGCGCCGGCCCCCGGGCCCGCGCTGGCGGCGGCGGTCGCCCGCCAACTCTCGAAATCCGACGATGACGCTGCGGTGCTCGAGAAGCTGGCGCCGACCGTCGCCGCCGTCAACGCCGTCGTGCGCCGCTGGTTGTCCCCGCTGCCGGACGGGTCGTGGTCGCCCGACCACATCAACGGGGCGACGATGCTCGCCGCCCGCCTCTACCGGCGGCGGAACTCCGTCGAGGGTGTGGCGACGTTCACCGCCGACGCACCGGTCTACGTGCAGCGCAACGACCCCGACATCGCGATGCAGTTGCAGCTAGGCACCTGGGCGCCGCCGGTGGTCGGGTGATGATCAACGTCGCCGCCGCCTGCACCGCCCTGGTCGCCCGGATCAAGGCGGCCGGGTTCGACTCCGTCTCCGTCGACCCGGAGGAGCTCAACCCGTCCTGTGTGTGGGTGCAGCCGCGCGGCATCACGGATGTGCGGCTGAACGGGGACGCGACGCTCGAGGTGTGGCTGTACGCCATCGTCCCGAACGTCGACACGCTGCACGCCATGACCCTCCTCGATGACGCGCTCGCCGGCCTGTTGTCCCTCGACCTGCCCTTCGCCGACGTCGCGACCCCGGTCGATCTGGCCGCCGCCGTCCTGCTGCCCAATAACTCCGCCGCCCTGCCCGCCTACCGGCTGGCAGTCGACCTAGAACTGAGCGAGGAAACCTCATGACGTCCCCGACCCCGACCGTCCGCAAGCTCGGTCCCGGTGTGCTCACCGTCGGCTCGGCCGGCTCCCCCGTCGACTTCTCCAACCGCTGCAAGGCGGCGAGGGTGACCTGGGGTGTCGACACCTCCGATGACACCCCGATGCTCGACGGGTCGACCTCGGCCGGCGATCGCACCTACACCGCCACCCTCGAGGCGACTCTCGAGCAGGACGATCTGTACCCGGGCGGCATCATCGACTATTCGTGGGCGCACAAGGGCACCGAACAGCCGGCGACGTTCACCCCGTACGGCGGCCGGTCGATCACCGGCACCGTCGTCGTCGACCCGCTCGACGTGGGCGGCGACGTCGGCTCCAAGAACACCTCCGATCTGAAGTGGGCGTTCGTCGGCGAACCGGAACTGGTCGACGATCTCGGATGAGCAGGGCCCCGGCCGTCGAGGTGGAGGGGCTGCGCAACCTGCGCCGCACCCTCAAGGCGGCCGGGGTGTCGCTGCAAGACCTCAAGGACGCGCACGCCGAGGTCGCCCGGGTCGTGCAGGCGGCGGCGGCCCCGCACACCCCGCACCGCACCGGCCGGCTCGCCGGCAGTCTGCGCGGCTCCGGTACGCAGACCGCCGCCGTGGTGCGCGCCGGCGGCGCGTCGGTGCCCTATGCCGGCCCGATTCACTGGGGCTGGCCGAACAAGCACATCGCCGCGCAGCCGTGGATTTATGACGCTGCGGTCGCCTCGCAGGACGCCTGGACCGGTCGGTATCTGGCCGCACTCGAGCACATCATCGACACCATCGAAGGGACACCCGGACCGTGACCAACCCCGTACCGCTGCGCACCGCCCCGATCGAGGTCGACGACGTCGACCAGGTCGACGACGTCGACGCCGCCCCCAAGCACCGGCAGGTCGGCATGTTCGTCGACCTCGATTTCGAGGACGGCACCTCCTACCGGGTGCGCACCGTCAACCGCGACCGCATCGCCTACGAAAAGGCCGCCGCCAAGCACAAGGAATGGCCCGGCCTCGAGCAGGGCCCCAACTTCGCCATGACCTTCTTGTGTTGGCACGCCGCCCGCCGGGAGGGCCGTACCACGCTGGGGTTCGAACAGTTCGCCGAGGTGCTCGAGGACTACAACACGGTGCGGGAGGCGGTCGCGGACCCTACCCGGTAGGGAGCATCGCCGCACTCTATGTGCAGCTCGCGATCGCTACCAACATTCCGTTCGCCGCCTGGGAGCTCGAGGACGATGCGACCGTCGCGACCGCCCTGACCCTGCTCGATCAATCGGAAGGATGACCCGTGGCCCGGGGCGCAACGCTCGCACTCAAGATCACTGGGGATGCCCGCGACGGGGTCCGGGCGCTCGACGACGCGGAGGGCGCGACCAGCCGGTTCGGCGGGGTCGTCGGCAAGATGGGCGGTCTGGCCGCCGCCGGCATCGCGACCGCCGTCGGGGGCCTGGCCGTCCTCGGTAAGGCGGCGTTCGACGCGGCGAGTGACCTACAGCAATCGACCGGCGCGATCAATGCGGTGTTCGGTGACTGGGCGATCGACATCGAACAGTCCGCGCAAAAGGCCGCCGACGCCGTCGGCCTGTCGACGTCGGCCTATGAGAATCTGGCCGCCGTCCTGGGCGCGCAACTCAAGGGCGCCGGCATGAACATCGGCGATGTCACCGCCAAGACCCAAGACCTGATCGGGAAGGGCGCCGACCTCGCCGCTACCTTCGGGGGCACCACGGCCGACGCGGTGTCCGCGCTGTCGAGTGTCCTCAAGGGGGAGACGGACCCGATCGAACGCTACGGGGTGTCGATTAAGCAAAGTGACATTAATGCCCGGTTGGCGAGCCTAGGGCAGGACAAGCTCACCGGCTCCGCGCTCAAGACCGCGACCGCGAACGCCGCCCTGGGCCTGGTGATGGAGCAGACCAAGGATTCGACCGGGGCGTTCGCGAAGGAAGGGGACACCGCCGCCGGCGCGTCCGCCCGCCTGAGTGCGCTGTGGGAAAACATGAAGGCCAAGCTGGGTGAGAAACTGCTCCCGGTCGTCACCAAGTTCATCAATTTCATCAAGGATGATTTGGTGCCGTGGTTCGACAAGCTCACCGAGAAAGGTGGGTCGGTCAATAAGTTCCTGACCGATCTGGGCACGTTCGTCAAAAACGATGTGCTGCCGGTGCTCAAGGATTTGGGTCAGTGGGCGAAAGATAATCTGCTACCGGTCTTCTCGGATATCGGAAGTTTTATCTCAGATAAGGTCGTGCCGGCCTTTAGGACGATCTGGGATTTCGTCAAGACGTATGTGATTCCGGCGTTTAAGAACGAATTGGGCCCGGCGATTCAGGGCGCCCGCGATGCGTTTAAGACGATCGGTGAGAAGATCGACGAGAATAAAGACAAGTTCCAAGCGATCTACGACAAGATGCAACCATTCTTCGCGTTCGTGCGTGACAAGCTGGCGCCGTTTCTGGGCGGCGCCCTGAAGGTCGCATTCCAGACCGTCGGCGACGTTATCGGCGCTGTGGTCGATGACATCGCCTGGATTCTGGACAAGGGCGCGACGGTGATGAACTGGATTTTCGGGTCACCGGGCCGCGCCATGAAACCCGTTGGGCACGGGCCGACCGCCGCCGCGCCGGGCATGTTCGGGGCCGCCCCCGGCGCGGCGTTGCGCGGCGCCGCCCCGGGCCTGTTCGGGGCCGCCTCGAGCTCGGCCGGCGGCGGCGGCGCGGTGATCGCCGCCGGCGACACCTACAACATCACCATTCAGGGTGCTCTCGACCCGGTCGCGGTCGCCGACCAGGTCGCCGCCCTGCTCGACCGCCGGGCCCGGCGCATCGGCATCACCGTCGCCGGGGCCCGCGCGTGACCGTCGAGGCGGTCCCGACCTTGCAGGTCGCCGAGTTGACCGTGGCGACCGGTCTGGTCGCCGGCGGCCGGCCGGCGCTGGTCGCGGTGAACTCCCTGTCGCTGTCCTGGGGTCGGGGGACGGTGCTCGAGCAGACCACACCGGCGCGCGCGCGGGTGACGGTGCTCGACACCTCCCCCGGCCGCGTCTTCGCCTGCCGCCGTGACCTGATCGGGCAGGTGATGCGCCTGGGCTGGTCCGCGCCCGGGTCGACCGGCACCAACTTTCGGGGCCGCATCACCGATATGACGATGGACCGCTACGAGTCCCCCGACGGGTCGCGGGTCGGCATCGCGGTGACCCTCGACGCCTCGTCGATCGAGGTCGACGCCGCCAACTACCTACAGCAGGCCGCCGGCGCGCTGTGGCCGGCGGAGTCGTTCACCGCCCGCCTCGCCCGGATCGTCTCGCATCTCCCGGTCGGCCTGGTGACCGCCGCCGAGGTGCACCCCGGGTGGGCGACCTACACCGCCGCGCAGATTGATGTGTTCGACGTCGACCTGCTCTCGCTGCTGCGCCGGCTGTTCGACTCGACCGCCCGGCCGCTGATCTATGACCCCGGCGCCGACAAGTTCACCTACGGTCTGCGCCGGTTCATCGCCGCCGGCGCCGCCGGCGGCGACGTGCTGCACTCGGCGATGCTCGCCCTGGCCGGCGGCAAGTGGGCGGCGACCTGCTCACCGGTCGGGGGGTCGTGGCTCGATGCGCGCCGGTTCGGCTACGACGGGTCGATCGTCGCCGACGTCGCCTCGCGCCTGACCCGCGTGCAGGTCGGCTATCTCGACGTCGCCGCCGGCTATGCGTCGGCGACCAGCGAGGTGCAGTTGGCGACCTCGCCCGGGGAGGAGACGACCGGCCGCCGCGCGTTGACCGTGGACACCATGCACGCTAACGCCGCCGGTGCCGCCGACTGCGCGGCGGAGTGGGCCTCCCTGGCGTTGAGTGAGGCCGCCCTCCCCCGCCTCGAGCCGGTCACCTTCGCTACCGCCCGCACCCCGTTCGCCGACGCCGCCGAGGTCGCCCTGCTGCTCGCCGGCGTCGAGTCGAGCACGTGGCGTTTTCTGCGCCGGTCGTGGCTACCGGAGGTCGGGGTGCCGCCGCTGGTCGGCATCATCGGCGGCACCATCGGCTACGCCGCCGGTCAGTGGACCGTGCAGGCGCAGTTGGCCGGCGCGGTGAACCAGAACTTTCCGCCGGGCCTGATGCCCGCCTACGCCGCCACCGACAACACCGTCCGCCTGGTCGACCTCGACGACTCACTCACCGTCGGCGACTGCGCGCACGTGTCGATCGGCGCCGGCTACACCGCCGCCACCATGCCGTTCGTGACCTAAGGGGGAGACGACCCGTTGACGATTCATCACACTACGAATTACGGCATCGCCTACATCGATGATCTGACCCCGCTCAAGCTGTTGGGCGCGACCAGTCAGGAGGTCGCCGAGAGCCTCGACGCGGCGCTGGGGCGCGGCGGCATCACCCCGCCGGATGTGACCACGTTCGCCGCCCTGGCCGCGCGGGTCACCGCCGTCGAGGGGCGCCCGCTGGGCGACTACACCCTGGGCGATGCCTCGATCGTGCCGGCCGGGCAAGTACTGCTCACCGGTTCGCCGGGATGGTCCGATCTGCTCACCGTCACCGCGACCAGCGCCGGCCGGCCGGTGCGCATCCGATTCGACGCGACCGCGTTTAACGGCGCGTCCGGCGCCGACCGCACCGTCGACTACCGGGTCATCTGCATCACCGGCGGCACCACCGATGACCGGGGCGGCCCGTCCGCCGTGCCGGTGCTGTTGACCGGGGCGCCCCGGCGCAGTTCCTACCGGCAGTACAGCCACACCCCGGCCGCCGGCTCACATACATGGAAGTTGCAGGGCCGCTGCTCGGCCGCATCATCCTGTTACGTCGAGGAGGCGGCGCTGGTCGTCATCGAGAAGGGTCACGCATGAGCGGCGACCTCGAGGGCGAGCCCGGGTATCCGCATCACCTCGCCGGCGACCCGGCGCCGGCGCCGCGCACCCCGGCCGCCAAGACCTACGAAATGGCGCAGCGGGCCGCCGACCGGCACCCCGCCGAGCCGGCGCGCGGGGCGGTCCCGCACCGCATCGCGCGGGCGATCGCAGTCCTTTTCGAGGAGGCGAACGCCGCCGCGCCCAACCGGCGCACCTCGAGCGACGGCACCATCGGCGACGCCCGGCACGCCGCCCTGGGCCGCGCCACCGATCACAACCCGTGGCTGGTCGACAACCACGGGGTCGGGGTCGTCCGCGCCGGGGACCTCACGAACGACCCGGCGCTGAATCTCGCCGCCGCGTTCGAGCGGGCCCGGATCGCCGCCGCCGCCGGCCGGCTACCGCAGGTGCTCAACGGCGGTTATCTGATCCTGAACGGGCGGATCACCGCGCCCGACTGGTCCGGGTGGCGCGAGTACAAGGGCACCAATCCGCACGTGCTGCACGGGCACGTGTCGGTGTCGCTGAACCCCGCACAGTTCGACTCCCCGAAACCCTGGGGCATCTTCGCCCCGGCGCCGGCCCGGCCGGTGCCCTCCCCCGGCTGGTCCGGGCCCGATCTGCGCGGCGCCGGCACCGATCTGCGCGGCGAGCAGGGCAACAGCGGGCCGCGCGTGCAGGCGTGGCAGGCGTGGCTCGCCGACTACTACCCCGCCTACCGGCACACCTGCGGCGACCTGGTCCCCGACGGCGAATGGGGCCCGATCACGAGCCGGTGGAACGCGGAGTTCGGGCACCGGTCGGCGATCCCCTCCGCCGACGGCACCAACATTGGTCCCAAGCTCGCCGCCGCCTACTTCCGCGCCGGCCTGTTCCGCACCCGGTCGGCCGCGCAGTTGCGCGCGGCCGGTCACATCCGTCGCCCCGCCCGCCGATAACCCATCCACACACTCCCCGCCTGGGCCCGGCCGCCCCTCACTCGCCTGCCGGGCCCGGCGGGGCCCCCCTCGAGGAGCTCTCCCGTGCCACAGCGACAGTCTGACCGCTGGGTCACCCCGTCGACCGTCATCGTCGGCATCCTGACCGTCGGCGCCGTCCTGGCCCTGGCGATCGCCGCGATCACCTGGTTGACCGTGCAGGGGGTCGACCCCGACCCGATGCTCAAGTTGGTCGCGCAGATCGGCGGCGGCGTGGCCGGGGTGTTGTCCCTGCTGCTGCAATTCGCCAACCGGGCGAGCACCGTCAAGACCGAACGCAACACCGGTGTGCTGATGAACCACACCGGCGACATCGCCGACGCGGTGTATGAGGTCGCCGGGGCGATCCCCCGGCCGGTCGGCCGGCACCTCGCCGACGACACCGTCATGCAGATGAGTGCGGCCCCGGCGCCGAGTGGGAGATGAACCGGCCTAAGGAATCCTCAACCACTCGCGCGCGCCGGGGCCGCTGGGACACCGGCAGGGAGTGTGCGACGACCGCCTACCCGGATGTCTCTGGGACAGAAGATACGGCCCTGAGGCCCGGCGTGTCGACGTTGCCGACCGCGACACGCACCAAGTAACGTCGCCCGCGCCTAAGGAACTACCCCGCACCACGTTGACCGGATGCATACGGTCGGCGATCGGCACAGCCTGCCCGCTCAACGCGGTCGGGCCACCGGTCGTGCCACGCCTAGCCCCGGTCACTCTCGGTGACCGGCGACGCTATTACGTGGTCGGCTCTGCCGACATAGGGGGGCGTAGCCCCCCTAACCCCCGGTAGTTACCTCACGTTGAGATATCTGCCGTAGTGGTTGCTTAAGTAACCAGAGGTACAGCGCGCGCGCGAGCGCGGAGCTATAGGCCCCGATCTGTGGACAACTCGCCCCGATCTGTGGAAAGCCTGGGGACATCCCCCGTTATCGCAGCGTGTCGTCACCCGACACGCTGGGAACTGTCACCCGCGTGCCTACTCTGAACGTTATGCACGAATACGACCCCGCCCGGGACGGCGAGCTCTTGCCGGCTCGCGACGTCTGCGCCCTGCTCAACGTCGCCCGCTCGACGCTGCCGCTGTGGCGTGCCCGGGGCGACCTGGTCGGCTACAAGGCCCGCAACGGGCACTGGCGCTACCCGTCCCGACAGGCGACCCTCGTCGAGGCCCGTGCGGCGCTGCGAGGCGCGAAGTGACCCCGCGCGTGCCGCATGAGCATGAGGTCGACGAGGTGCGCACCGGTGACCCGGTCAGTCGCGGGGCGGTCGAGGAAATCGCGCAGCTGCTCGGCTACGACCCCAACCGGGTCGCCGAGATTGTGCTCATGCCGCTGCGCGCCGACGTCTACACCTTCGCCCGGGTCACCGGCGGCGCCTCCCCCGGCCTGCGCACCATCAAGACCCGGCACGTGATCCTGTGACGATCCGGGTCAGTGAGCCCCTACCGGAGTGCCAGCTCTGCGACACCCCGACCCTCCGGGCCGCCTGGGAGGCGAACGGGCACCTGTGCACCGCCTGCGCGGACGGCATCGCCGACACCGTCCGCATGGTGCCCGTCCGTGGCGTGGTCGACCTGGGCACCGAGCGCAGCCGGCGGCGCCGCCTCGAGCACCTCGCCGCCGACCAGGACGACGCGACCGCCTACGTCGAGCGATACCTGCCGCCCGTGCCAGGACAAGAACAACTGCGCATCAACGAGGGAGAGGAGGGGGACCGGTGAGCATCGACCTCACCTCCCTGCGTGACCTGTTCGCAGCCGCCTACATCGAGGGACTCGAGCAGAAAGCCCGCCTGCACCCGCTCAGCGAGCCTGCACCGGCACCCCGGCTGGATGACACCGGCCGGGCCCCGAACGTGCCCCTAGAGCCCGCACGTCGGCGCACAGTGCCTAATCAGTGCTACGGATGCGGTCGTTTCATCGGCCCTCGCGATCCGGCATGGGCGACCGCCTATCACCCGGAGTGCGAGCCCGGGGCGCGTCGTGGGTAGCGCCCCGCGCCCGGCCGGCCTGCCCACCTGGGGCGGCCGGTACTCCCAGCAACGCACCCGCGAGACCCTGGCCCGCTGGGGACATGTCTGCCACCTGTGCCGGCTGCCGGGCGCCACAACCGCCGATCACCTGATTCCGCGCAGCAAGGGCGGCACCGACGACGTCGAGGCCAACCTGCGGCCGGCGCACTACAACTGCAACGTGGTGCGCGGCGACACCGACCTAGCGGTCTGGTTCGCCACGCACCGCCTCCCCCGCCGGGCCCCGCTCGCCCCCTCCCGCGACTGGTTCACCGCATGATCGACCTCGACCGGTGCCCTACCTGCGGTGTGCCCTGGCCGCCGAGTATCGCCGACCCGCTCGCCGACGCGGCCGGCGACCGTGACCTGGTGAGCATCGCCTGCATGGAGCCTCACCCGCACCCCGGCCGGGCACACTGGCACCGCTCACAGCGGCACACCCTGGGCCAACTACTGACCTGGTGGGCCGACGATGAGTGAGCACACCCTGCCCTGGGCCTGCTCGAGGTGCGGGGCGCGGCTGCTGTGGCGGCGCACCTCCCTGGATTGTCCGACCTGCGGAGCACTCTGCTCGATGCCGTCCTGGCCGACCGACGAGGAGACACCGCAGTGAGACTGCTCAACCACCTGAGCTATCGCCTGGCCGCCGTCCTGTTCGACTGGTAGCGCGTGGTCTGCGGTGACCGCGCTCGCCCTGCTCGCCGCCTGCGCCCTGGTCTACGCCGTCATATCGAGGCGGGGCTGAGGTGAGGCTCAGCCCCGAGCGGGCAGGAGTGCTGTTTGCAACGGGCCTGTTCGACGAACAACTCCGCGCGGCACTGAGTGTGCTCGCTGATCTAGCGCCATTGCTTCGTGCCCTGCGGCATGAGCAAGAGCGGCACCGCTCAAGGGTCGTCACTCGACGCAAGCAACGGCGCAGTTTTTGAGGCTCTGACCCCGTCAGGAAGTCCCGCGCGTGC